ATCAACATTATGCAGGTAAGAATAATGTTCAAGTGCAAGATTTGATTATTGCAACTGGTCATGCTGAATCATTTTACATTGGTAATATTGCAAAATATGCATTGAGATATGGAAGAAAAGGTGGTAAAAGAAATAATGAAGATTTATTGAAAGCTGCTCATTATCTTTGTTTACTATATGCATTAAATCATGTAACTGGAGATTAATAATATGGTTTATCATTTCACTAACAACAAAATGCAAATTGAAAAAGTTTTGAATACCAATAAAGCAGAGGTTGTCTTCTATAAAAAAGATGGATCAGTTCGTGTTATGAAATGTACTAGGAACTTTGATATTATGGAAGAAACTACAGGGATAGATCAATATTCATTAATCAAAGGTGCTAGTGTTGATAATGAAGAAGTGATTAAAGTATTTGATTTAGATTTAAATGCGTGGCGATCTTTCAGAGTTGATTCTGTGCAATCGATTGAAGTTTTTTCGTGATAAATATTTACAATGCTCCTCAGTAGCTCAATGGCAGAGCATCCGGCTGTTAACCGGACGGTTGTAGGTTCGAATCCTACCTGTGGAGCCAACTCTTTAAAATAATGAATAAAGAAGAACAAATACAAAAACTATTTGAAAAAAATAGAAATATTACAAATCAAATATACAGCCTAAGAGAAAAATTAATTATAGAGAAATCTTGTTCTCATACTTTTACTACAGATTATATCTGGACTTTTGATGATGGCTATGGTACAATAGAAAAGAAGAAAGGAAAGAGATGTGATTCTTGTTTGTTTATTGATCCTTATAACAAAGGAAAATGGACAAATCCTTTAGATTATTTGTAAATGAAATTAAAGAATTTCCGTCTCGGGCTGGTTGGTGTAGGCACCATTCTTATAAAGTGGCTTAGCCGGGTTCAATTCCCGGGGGACGGACCAAATTTTAAGGAGAAAAATCAATGGGTGTAATGTCAAAAATCAATAATAAATTCCGTAATGCTAAACGATGGGTTAAGCATAGAACGAATGATCGATATGATATTGTCAAAACAGATTTACCATTTGGTTATCATGATATTGACAAACGAATGTTACATGCTAATTTTTCTCTTCTAGTTGAATTTATCGAAGAAGAATTATTCAGTGTTATTTGTATTTTATCTCCAAAGCTTGAAAATCTATATGTGACAGGTGTATTAGATAAGGAAGGAGTTGTAGTTAGCTTTTTCGAATCAAGAAAAGAATCATTGATCAATAGTGAAGAATATGAAAATTTATTGGTTGAAGATGATGAAATTTTATTCCTGTATCATTGGTGGACAGTGACTCGGAAAGAAAGAGAATCTTCTGAAAAAGATCCTGATCAATTTTATAATGAAGATACTGACATGTTAGTTCGCTTAATGAAAGTAAGAAAAGCTTTATGGACGTAATATGACTAAAAAAGAAAGAATTGAATTTTGTAAGTATATAATGAATGATTGGTGTGATCCCAATGATGAAGATTGTTTCTTGCCAAAGAATAAAAACATTCAACGAGCAATATTAGCTAACATCCAGAAAGAATGTAGGTTCGAACCTAGAGAAGAAAATCTTAATTATTCTAGAACTTCTAATGAAAGAATTAGGAAAATTTTCACTAGTAGAGTTAGACATCTTTCTGATAATGCTTTAAATGAAATTAAAAAATCACCAGAACAATTTGCAAACTTAGTATATGGTCCTGCAACTAAAATAGGACAAGGATTGGGAAATGTTAATCCTGGTGATGGATGGAAATATCGTGGCAGAGGATTTATTCAATTAACAGGAAGAAGAAACTATAAAAAGTTTGGTGATGTTTTAGGATTTAATTTAGAAGAAAATCCAGATCAACTTATATCAGATGAAAAAGTTTCTTTAATAGTAGCTGTTTTATATGTAGTTTATACTTTAATTGATATGTATAAAGTTGATCAATTGTTGACCATGAATCAGTCAGAAGCAAATATTGCAGTTACTCAAGCTGTTGGTGGAAGAAGGTTGAATTTAAAGTCAGGAATTGGAGCAGAGATTTTAGCTAAAGTTGTTGACTATTCAGACGATTTTGATTTATAATTAGGTGGGTCATATATTATGAAAATTTTTGTTACTTCTGATACTCATTTTAATCATAAAAATATTATCAAATATTGCAATCGCCCCTTCGAATCTGTTGAACATATGAATGAAGCATTGATTCAAAACTGGAATGAAACAGTGGGAGTTAATGATTTCGTTTATCATTTAGGAGATTTTGCCTTTTCAAAAAACCCTGAAAACATTAATGAAATTGCAGCTAGATTGAATGGGAACATATTTTTAATTGAAGGTAATCATGATCATCTAATTGGATACAGACCAGATTCTAGACTTAACTTTGTAGGAATTGCAGAATATGTAGTGATTAAAGATATATTACTAACACATTATCCTGTACATATGAAAGAATATAGAAGTAATAAAACATGCAAGATGGTCGTGCCTAAATTATTATATGGTCATGTACACGATAAACCAGTAGACACAGAATTTGCAAAATGTGTTTGTACGGAATTAACAAATTATAAACCTGTAGAGCTTGGATTTTATATTGAATTATTTAATAATAGTTAATACTTTATGAATTTTTATACCGATGCCTTCCAATGGGGAAATAGTATTCTCGTCCGTAAAATAGAAAACGGAGAAAAGATTAATGAAGAAATAAAAAATTTCACTCCTTCTATTTGGGTTTTATCAAAAAACAAAACTGGATGGAAAACTATTAACAATCATAATGTAGAATTGTTTAATGCTGGAAATATCAAGGAAACTAGGGAGTTTATATATTCTACTAAATCCGCAGGAAATTTTCCTGTATTTGGAGACATTCAAACTCCTTATCAATGGATTGCTAAAGAATATCCTAATGATCTTGAATTTGATATTTCAAAGATTAATATATGTTATATTGATATTGAAACAGAATGTGAACAAGGATTTCCTAATATTGAAAATCCTACAGAACAAATTAATGTTATTGGTGTTAAGTTCACTAATGATCCATACATGATTGAGTTTGGAATTGGTCCTATTCAATCATCAATAGAAAAGGTAAAATATATTGAATGCAAGAATGAATTTGATTTGTTGTCAAAATTCATGGAGTATTGGAAAGATCAATCTCCTGATATTGTGACTGGATGGAATGTCAAGTTCTTTGATTTTCCTTATCTCATTAATAGAATAATTCGTTTATTCGGAGAAGACTTTGTTAAACAGTTGTCTCCATGGGGAATTATTCAAAGTAAAGAATCTGAAGTCATGGGCAGGAAATTAACCTACTATAAAATAGCAGGTGTTTCTATTCTAGATTATATTGATTTATACAAAAAATTTACATATGTAACTAGAGAAAGATATACTCTAGATCATATCGGGGAAGTTGAATTAAATCTTCCTAAATTAGATTATTCTGAATATGGAACTTTACAATTCTTATATAAGAATAATTGGACTAAATTTGTAGAATATAATGCTAGAGATATTGAAATTGTAATTAAACTTGAAAGCAAACTAAAACTTATAGAACTTGCAATCATCATGGCGTATGATGCAAAAACTTTATTTGAAGATGTTTTCTCTCAAGTTAGGATGTGGGATGTAATTATTTACAACCATCTTCTAAAAAAGAAAATAGTTATTCCTCCAAGAAAAGAAGCTAGTAAACATGTTATCGAAGGAGCTTATGTAAAAGAGCCTCATGTAGGAATGAGTGATTGGATAGTTTCTTTTGATTTGACTAGTCTTTATCCACACTTGATTATCCAGTATAATATTGGACCAGATGTATTAGTAAATTCTAGAACATCGTATCTTAATTTTTCAATTGAAGATCTTCTAGACAAGAAAGTAGATTTTAATTTTTTATTGGATAAAAAATATTCTGTTGCTGCTAATGGTGTTTTATTTAATAAAAATAAACAAGGATTTCTTTCTGAATTAATGCAATGGATGTTTGATCAGAGAAATAGCTATAAAAAACAAATGATTCAATATGAATCACAATATGAATCTAATAAAGGAAACTTGTCAAAAGAAGAAGAATTGTTATTAACAAATAACATTTCAAAGTATAAAAATCTTCAAATGGCTAAAAAGATTTGTTTGAATTCAGCTTACGGCGCATTAGGGAATGTAGGATTTCGATATTATGATTTCCGATTAGCTGAAGCTGTAACAAAATCTGGTCAACTTTCTATTCGTTGGATTGAAAATAAATTGAATAAGTATTTGAACAATTTACTTAACACTGAACATGATTATGTAATTGCAGCAGATACTGATTCTGTTTATGTTAGTTTCAATGAAATAGTAAAAAGATTTATGCAAAATAAATCTAAAGAAGAAATAGTACAACTAATTGATGAGGTATGTGAAAAACAAATTACTCCTTATATAGATAAGTGTTATGATGAGTTAGCAGTTTATATAAATGCATATTCAAATAAAATGAAAATGAAACGTGAAGTTATTGCGGATCGTGGTATTTGGACTGCTAAAAAAAGATATGTATTAAATGTATATAATTCTGAAGGAATTCAATATAAAGAACCTAAATTAAAAATCATGGGAATTGAAGCAATTAGAAGTTCAACTCCAGGAGTTTGTAGAAATAAAATTAAAGAAGCATTGAAAATAATGTTGAATTCTTCTGAAGAAGATCTACAAAAATATGTAAGTGATTTTAAACAAGAATTTAAATCATTGGATGTAGAAGACATATCTTTTCCAAGATCAGTAAATAACATTTCGAAATATAAAGATTCAACCTACATTTACAAGAAAGGAACTCCTATTCATGTAAGAGGTTCATTGTTATACAATTACTACATAAAGAAATTGAATATAGAAGAATTATATCCAACAATAAAAGAAGGAGAGAAAATCAAATTTGTTTATTTAAAAGTCCCAAATGAAATACACAGTGATGTTGTTTCTTTCAATGAAAAATTACCAAAAGAATTGAATTTGCATTCTTGTATTGATTTCAATAAACAATTTGAAAAAACATTTATTGATCCTATCTCAATTGTTTTAAATGCTATAAATTGGAATTATGAAAAGAAAAGCAACTTAGAATCTTTTTTTGTGTGATATAATAATTAAAGAGGTTAATTTATAAATGCCAAATAGTTTGTTAGATAAGCTGCTAGATGCAGCCCCCAATAAAAATTCAGGATTGCTTACTAATTCTGTTTCTTTTTCTGCTAAAGATGTTATTCCTACAGATCTTCCGATTCTAAACATTGCTTTTTCTGGAAAGCTTGATGGAGGATTAGTCACTGGATTAACAGTATTTGCAGGAGAATCTAAGTGTTATAAAACTTTGCTTTCTCTTTATTGCATGAAAGCATACTTTAACAAATATCCTGATGCTGTTGCTTTATTTTACGATTCAGAATTTGGAATCACAACAGATTATTTACAGAACAATGGAATCGATCCTAGTAGGATAATTCATATTCCTATTACTACCATTGAAGAATTAAAGTTTGATATTGTGCAAAGAATGCAAACTATTAATCGTGGTGATAAAGTTTTCATCATGATTGATTCTTTGGGAGGTCTTCCTTCCCGAAAAGAGGCAGAAGATGCAGAAAATCAAAAAAGTGTTGCGGACATGACAAGAGCAAAAGAAATTAGATCTTTGCTTAGAATCATTACTCCTCATATGACTCTTAAAGACATTCCTTGTATTATCATCAATCACACTTATAAAACAATGGAACTTTATGCAAAGGATGTTATCAGTGGCGGATCGTCTGTAATGTATACTGCTAATCAAGCTTTTATTATTACTAGATCTCAAGAAAAAGATAATTCTTCAGGTGAAATCGAAGGTTGGAATTTTACGATTAGAATTGAAAAATCAAGATTTGTTAAAGAAAAATCTAAGTTAACTTTCCAGGTCAGATATAATCAAGGTGTAGTTCCTTGGTCTGGTTTGTTTGATATTGCAATGAATTCTGGTCATATCGAAAGTCCATCTAGAGGTTGGTATCAAAAGAAAGGGGAAGAAAAGAAGATTAGAATGACTGATACTAATTCAGATGACTTTTGGAATTCAATTATTAATGATGAAGAATTTAAACAATATGTAAGCAATTCATTTGCATTGTCAGTACCAAAGATTAATGTGACAGAAGAAACTATTGATTTACAAGATGATGATTAATATGGTATAATCATTAGATGACAACTGAAACACTAATCCTTAAATCCCTCATTACTAATGAAACATTTTGTAGGGCCACTCTTCCCTTTTTAAAGGAAGAGTACTTTCAAGAAAAGTCTGATAAAACTATTTTTAATCAAATCAAAACCTATCTAGAAATTTACAATTCATTACCAACAACAGAAGCATTAAAGATATCTTTATCTGAATCATCATTAAAGCCTGATGTAATTGAAGAATCTGTCAATGCTATTGAAGAATTAAATAATCCTCATGATAATGATTTAAATTGGTTGTTAGATACTACTGAAAAGTTTTGTAAAGAACGTGCTATTCATAATGCTATTCTAGAATCGATTCACATTATCAATGACGAGAAATCTTCTAAAGATAAAGGAGAAATACCTGAGCTATTAAAGAATGCATTATCTGTTTCATTCGATCCTGCTATTGGTCATGATTTGTTAGAAGAATGGGAACAAAGATATGAATTCTATCATAAGAAAGAACAAAAAATTCCATTTGATATTTCACAATTTAATGAAATAACAAATGGAGGAGTTTCTAGAAAAACATTAAATGTAATCTTAGCAGGAGTTAATGTTGGTAAAAGTTTGGCAATGTGCCATTTTGCTACAACAAATTTAATGCAAGGTAATAATGTATTGTATATTACATTAGAAATGGCAGAAGAAAAGATTGCTGAGAGAATAGATGCTAACTTATTAGATGTTTCCATTAACAATTTAAATTTGATAAGTAAGAATCAATATCAGAAATTAATTGAAAATGCTTCCAAAACATATTCTGGGAAATTGATTGTTAAAGAATATCCTACTAGCAGTGCTAATGTAAATCATTTTAGGTTTCTTTTGAACGAATTAAAACTAAAGAAAAAGTTTATTCCTGATGTTATCTACATTGACTATTTAAATATTTGTGCTAGTTCTAGATTGAAATATAATTCATCAGTTAATTCTTATGTCTTGATTAAATCAATTGCAGAAGAAATACGAGCATTAGCAGTTGAATTTAATGTCCCAATTATTACTGCTACTCAGTTAACTAGATCTGGGTATGCAAGTTCAGATCCAGATTTAACAGACACTAGCGAAAGTTTTGGTTTACCAGCAGTTGCAGATTTTCTATTTGCTTTAGTTAATACAGATGAATTAGAAAAGCTAGGTCAACTTATGGTGAAACAATTAAAGAATCGTTATTCAGATGTGACAAAAGATAAAACATTTTATGTTGGCATTGACAGGACAAAAATGAAATTAACAGAACTGAAATCATCAACCCATGGAATAGAGTTAGATGATGAACCAGAAATCAAAATAGACAAAGACTACTACAATAAATTGAGTAAGTTTTCACAGTTCAATTTTAAGTAAGGGGGAATTCTCCCCCTACTTTTAAACTACAACAAAGTCTCCAAATATCACTCTCTGATATGAAGATGAAGATGATCGGGTATTAATAACTCCTCTATGGGATTTTCCAGGATTGTTTCCTCCACCAGAAGAAGAAGAGTTAGTAACATTGTTTATTATAGTTGGTGCAGAATTTTGTGATAAAGATCTGGCAAAGTTATCATTAGATTTATGATAAACATTAGAATCTTTTAATGGTACTACTGCTTCTGTTCCATGTAATTGTGCTAGATATCCTGATTCAGGTCCAGATAAAATTCCACCTAATTCAGCACTAGGAATTCTCATGCCAGCTAATTCTTTTTTAAATTGTTCAGCATAAGCTGCTCTTCTTTTAGTGTCTTCTTCTCCATCTGCGTAACCAATTATACTTTTAAAATCTTGAATATTTGTTAAATCTTTTCCTTTTGACCTATCTTCAAGATATGCAATTGCTACCTTTAATCCAATTTCAGGATCATTAACTAAA